CGCCGCCTCATATTACGCCACCAGACGGACATCACGGGAACCCCGTGGGATGAATACCCCGACCTGCTCTTTGTCGGGGACAAGGACGATATGGGGTTATTGGCAAAGGCCGCGCCGTGGATTATCTACAAACGTAACGACATGGCCGACTGGGCGCAGTTCGCCGAAGTCTTCGGAATGCCCATACAGGAGTACACCTACGAGACGGACGATGACGAGGCACGCCAGCGTGCCATCGAAGACGCGACGGGTATCGGATCATTGGGCGTGTTCATTCATGGCAAGGATACGGAACTAAACCTCAAGGAAGCGGGTAACAAGAGCGGATCGGCAGACCTATACGACAAACTCTGCGAGCGTTGCAACAGCGAAATATCGAAACTGGTACTGGGCAACACGCTGACCACGGAAGCCTCCAAGACCGGGACACAGGCCCTGGGCACGGTGCACAAGAAGGTGGAGGACAAAAAGCTGAAGTCGGATTGCCGTTTCCTGCTGAACGTGCTTAACTACGACATGACCGACATCTTCCAGAGGATGGGCATCGATACCTCTGGCGGAAAGTTCTGTTTCCCCGAGCAGAAGGAAACGGACACGAAAACCGAAATGACTGTCCTCTCCACCCTGAAAAGGGACTTCAACCTGCCCATCGATGACGATTTTCTCTACGAAAAGTTCGGCATAGAGAAACCGAAGAACTACAAGCAGCTGAAAGCGGAAGCCGCCCAAAAGACACAAACACCGGCCTCGCCCGTTCCGCCGGAAGGCAAAAAAGAAAAGCCCGAGGAAAAGCCGGACAAAGAGGATGAAGCCCCCACGGGGAGACAGAAAAGGAACTTCATGGCGTGGCTGAAGAGTTTTTTCGACCACGCCCCGCACAAAGACGGGGCGGCTTTAGACTGGTAGTCGACACCCTTTACCGGGATGCCGCGGGCGAGGTATCCTCCGGTTTCACCTTTGATCGGGACATACTGGAGGCGTTCGTGCGCCGCATCTACGAAAAGGACTTCCACCCCATGACGGACATCGAGCTTCAGATCTTCCGTGCCGTCTGGGATACGCTCGACATCGCCACCGACAAAGGGTTCGGAAAGCGTCCGGCGGATGATCCGGATCATGACTTCTACGAGGAACTGAAACGAAACAACGCCGTGTTCGCCGCCTTCAAGGTACACCGGATGCAGAACGACATGGCCGCGCTGCTGCTCGATTCGAACGGCGTTTTAAAACCGTTCGAACGGTGGGCGAAAGAGGTCATGCCCATTGCGGACCATCAAATCTACCAGTGGCTGGAGACCGAATACGATACGGCGATAATCCGGGCGCACCAGGCCGCCAACTGGCGACAGTTCGAGCGTGAGAAGGACGTGCTGCCCAACCTGAAATGGATGCCGTCCACCTCCCTGCATCCGGGAGCCGACCACCGCCGGTTCTGGGGAACGATACGGCCCATTGATGATCCGTTTTGGAATAACCACCGGCCGGGCGACCGCTGGAACTGCAAATGTTCCCTCTCATCCACGGACGAGGAGCCTACCCCCCTACCCGACTTCGATCCCGCCGACAAGCCGCAGGACGGGCTGGAGAACAATCCGGGTAAGGATGCCAGACTGTTCTCGGACAAACACCCGTATATGGCCGAGGCCCATACGGGAGCGCAGGAAGCGGTGGACACCTTGACAAGACGGATAAACGAAATGATGGCGGAAATGCCGGGTAACCTGACGTATGAGGAAAAGAAAGCCATCGCCATGCATAACCTTGAACTGGAAAAAGTTCTCGGGATCACCAAAGGCAAGCCCATGAGCGTGGAAGAGGCGGACAAGCAGAATGCGAACCCGAAACATACAAATGAGTTCATATTAGACCCTAACGGAACTTATCAGGATAAAGCCGGGCGAAGATATAGAAAGAACATGGAATACGACCGGGAAAAAGCCAGGCCTTACAACATCAATTGCCAGACTTGTGCTCCGGCCTATGCCTTACGTTTAAAAGGATTTGATATCACGGCAAAAGGGAATGTGCCCGGTTCAAAACTGGAATATCTGAGCAAAGGACGCGCTTTTGAAGTCTGGAAGAATGCGGACGGAACAACTGCGCAACATACCAGCATTAACGACTGGCTTTACACAAAGGGATACTTGAAAATGACGCCCAAAAGGTATAAGGAGTTTTTCAATGAAATCTGCAAGGAAGAGGGTGTTTATGAATTGTGCATCGGTTGGAAAAACGGAGGCGGACACGCTACCATCCTACAACGGTTTGCCAACGGGGAACTTCGTTATATAGAACCGCAAAGCGATAACTCGGCCGGATCGGGGATGGAATGGAAGGATGTCAAATACCTGTGTGAGATGGGAGCGGCAACTTCTCACAGCTGCAGGGGGATCATGAGAATAGACAACAAACTATTCAACCTCGACTTCTTCGACATCTTTGACATATAAGCCTATGAAATCGAAGACTGAAGGCCCTGTTATCTCAATGGCCTCGCCGTCTTTGTACAAGTACAGGAACGGAAAGCCTATAACAAGATCATCCGGTAGACGCAGCAACCATGCCTTTTGGCCGTCAACGTCACCCAGATACTCAAGATTGCCGCCATATTGTTCCATCATGTTGCCGGCTTCTTTGATTACTTGTTCAGGTATGTTCATAAAAAGATAGTTTTCACAAAAATACGGTTTTTATTTGAAAGGACAACAATAATATGAATATAAAAGATTTTTCGGCCTCGCTCAAGGCTAAACAGAAGGAACTGGACACGCTCATGCGCCGCGAGCTGCCCATCAAGGTGGGACGCATGGCCAAAGACCATTACCAGGATAACTTCCGCAAGGGAGGCTTTGTCAATGGCGGCCTGCAGCACTGGCCGCAGACGAAACGACAAAACTCCGGCTCCAAGTCGGCGGCGGCAGGTTACGGCCCGCTGCTCTCACGGCGTAACCATCTGTTCTCATCCGTCAAATATACACCGGGAGACTACTGCGTCAGGGTGGCCAACGACGTGGAATACGCCCCGCTGCATAACTGGGGAGGCGAGACACATCCGACCGTGACACCCCGGATGCGGAAGTTTGCATGGGCGATGTATTACAAAGCGGTAGGCAAACGGAAAAAGGGTAAAACAAGGCAAGGAGAACTGCCGCCGGAGGGCGGTATGTGGAAAGGGCTCGCCCTTACCCGGAAGAAAAAGTTGAAGGTAAAAATCCCTCAACGCCAGTTTATCGGTGAAAGCACGGAATTGAACAAACAAATCAGGCAAACCGTCGAAGCGGAAATAAGAAACATTTTAAAATAAACAACATGGAAGAACTGTACATCGCAATCCTGAAAAGGATAGAAAATGAAATGCCGGAAATAGCCTACATCGACGAGGACTACGGCCAACTGGAAGGAATGAATTCGGAAAACGAGGATTTTTATCCGGTGACGTTTCCATGCGTATTGGTAGGAAACACCGAAGCGGACTGGAAAGACATCGGGCTGGGAACGCAGGCGGGAGAAATAACATTGACCGTCCGACTGGGCATCGACTGTTACCACGATACCCACATCGGAAGCGGAACGACCGGGCGTATCAAGGAACGTATGGAAATGGCCGGGAAACTATACCGGACACTGCAAAACTTCCAGTTCTGCCGGAACATGGACGAACTGGTCAGAGTCAAAAGCCGGGATTATACCCTGCCCGGAAACATCAAGGTGTATGAATTTGTGTTCTCGTTCAGCTATCGCGATGAATCTGCGCTATTGGATAGCCGGCATCGTCCGTGAACAGGGAAAGCTGTTTGAAGGTTAAACGGGGCGCACGGACTTTGGGGACCGGGTGGATATCCGGATCGACCTTGCTGCGTTCACGGATAATGGCCATGATGCGCTCCTCCGACAAAAAGAACTCTTTGGAGAGTATCTTCAGGGCACGGTCAAAGCGGACGCTCTGCGCCTCCGTCCAATAATAGTAACGGCGGCACAGGGCTTCATTTCGTTCTCTGATCAACTGTTTGTCTCGTCCTTTGGCCATAAATCAATGTATTTAATACAAAAGTACAGCTTTATACCGTATTTTACGGCGGCATTGGCTTTTAAGTTTGTTTGGAACAGACGGTTTTTAAGTTTGTTTAAACCAATCACCCCAAAAAACAATCGGCGGGACAGCTTTTTGTTCCGCCGATTGCTAATTATTATCCGGTTATTTCGTCGATTCCAACTGTTGCAATCGTTTCAAGTGGTAAACCACCGCCTCGAAAAACTCAAGGCTTCTCTCACTTTGCCGTTTTTTGGCTCTGCTTCTCAATCGTGGGATTTGTTCCTTGATAATTTCCGCCGTTCCTTCGGCATCTTTGGCGCATTGTGCCACACTGGGAACCAGTCCTAAATCTTTCATGTTCATAATTCAATCCTCTATTATATCGTTGCTTTGCAATAAACGTTTCATGCTCCTGTCCCTTTCCGCTTTGCTGGGGTAATAATCGCCGTATCTTTTCCAGCTATGCGGATTGGCTTCACTTTTGAATTTTATGCATGGAGAAGGATAATCCATCCGGCGAAGTATGGTATAACCTGCCTTGCATAATTTGGCTTGATCTGTCGCATTCATATTCAACAGATATTAAAGCCTTCCGACTGTTCACAGAAATCTGCCAGCATTTCTATCTTATGTAAGAACTCTTCAGCCGGTGGTTCCGCTTTTTCCCCTAACATGGATTTGATCTTGATTTGTCCCTGTTCCGACAGTTGGTCCCATTCTTCCTTCAACTCCCTTTTTACAGAGACATACCCCCTAAAGAGCCTCGCCATGATACAGGCTTCTTCTTTTGTGACTTCAAATCCGTCATTGCTTACCGGACTGCCATCTTTCCGGGAACCGACATAAATATATTTTCCCGGAGAAAATGTGTGGTCCCCATAGCCGAACAGGTAGCAAGCACCGGTTTCGTTCAGTATGACGGGCCATGTAAATATCATTCCGCTTTTACAATCGACCCCCTTTTTTTTTGGTATTAAATCATAACCCATAATTATTCTGTTTCCTCCTGTTTTTGTAGTGTTAAACCCAAAGCAGCCATTGCTATTCCCAATTCCATTTCCTTTTTTTGTTCTCCCGCAAGTTCCATGGGGAAAAGAATTGGTTCTGCAACCATTTTCTGCCAGACTTCATCCGACAGGTTTATATCAGCTAAAAAACACGCTGTCTGAACCACGTTCTTATCCAATTCCATTACTATTCTTACTTTTTCTTCCATGACTGATTATTTTTAATCGTTTTCTGGCACATAAGCCGATACATAAGTTGTTACCTCACACGATACGATCACACGCCCGGAACCTTTACACTGCGGGCAGGTCGCGCCCTCTTTCGTCCCCTTGCCCTCGCAGACCTTGCAGACCACGATATGCGGTGGGATCATTCTCTCCCGTTTTGGTAACAGTTCGTCCGTCTTATTCGGTCGATCTGCTTTTCTTTTTAACCTGTTTAAAATACTGTTCATCATTTCTCCTCTGTTTTAAAAATTAATCATTGTCAGACCAAACCTGCTGTCCGGCATTTTCGGACCATAGGTTTTCAAGAGTCGTAATCCGCTTTCCAGTCCACCGTAACGACAGCCCTCATTCTACCCGTCCCGTCACAACGGGGGCAAGTCTTCCACCTGTAATCGTCACGCCCTATTTCTTCCTGGAAACCGCCACTCCCGTTACAGGAGGGGCAAATAAAGCCCCTGGCTTTCACAACCTCCGTCTTGGGGGTGTATTTGTCAATAAAAAGATCGATCGATTGTACGCTCCTGCTCATACTCTCACCTCCCCTTCCTGACACGGGAACAATCCCGGTTCTTTAGATTCCTTCAGGTATTCCAGAAGGCAAAGGTCGATCAGCTGGGTTTCCCAATTGACCGGGCGATGCTTGTACATGGCGCGAAGCGCCTGCCTGCAATCTTCCGCCGAAAGGCCCATGTCCAACTTTGAAACGAACAGGTTTATATCCGAAAGGTGGATGCGTTTCACGTCTATGATCCGGGCATTCCCCTTCCAGATGCCCTTCAAGTAAATCTGCTTGACGGCACCGACGCAATATTTCACGGGATCATGCAGCCTCATGGTTGTGAAGCTATCGCCGTTCAATTTCCCGTTCCAGTTTTTAGAAAATTCTATTCTTTCTACCATAATCTTGTGATATTTTCCATTGGATTGTTTGCATTTGAAACAATATACCAGCCATTTCCCCTCTGTTTTATCCACCCGACAAACCGAATACTGAAAGTCGCAGGGACAGACATATATCCAGTAGCCGGGGGTAAGGGTGGCAGATTTTACCTTCATGCCTCTGTCATTCCTAACGGTATCGCTATCCATGCCCCGTTATCGTTCTTGATCTCGGCCCGGATAAACTGTTTGCTAATGGCTGGCTGGTAAGCTTCCTCGATGATCTGCACGCCTTCCATGAAACGCTCGTTTCCCGATTCCTCGGCTATCTTACGAAGCTGGACGATACGGCTTGCCTTTAGCGCTCCTTGGGCATTACGGGCCAACAGACGGAGTACCATCTTAACGAGCGCCTTCGTTTCCTCATTATTGGCAAGCCCCTCGATATACTCCTTTACGATGGCGATACCGTCCTCCACCGTGTCGCGGTAGCCATCGGTTTCATAATACCCTACGGTGATACGCTTGTCTCCAGCGGAATTGGTAAAGGTGTCTGTGCGTTGGCCGTCCTTTTTCAATTTCAAGACTTCCGACTTCATGTCGATCACGCGGCGGAAGTTATTCAGCACGCCGTTTTTCACGGTCTTGATGCAGTCGCTTACCGCTTGCAAGTCCGGGATCGCCTCCTCGATCGTTTCGTCCACCAGTTCCTTGTAGGCCTCGCGGTCACGTTTGGCCTGTTTCTTGGCTCGCTTGGCGGCCTGTTCTGCCTTGAACGCCTCGAATTGTTTCAGTTCTTCGTCCGTCATTTTAACGGCTTTTCTTTCTTCTGTCATAGCTTTAATTAATTTAGTTGTGAATAATCCGTGTTCTTTTCCCTGTCTTTCCTTTGAATGATCCGCAGCTTGATGGCCACCGTATCCAGTTCCTCGGTCGTCAGCCGGGCAAACTTCTTGCCCGCGATCCGGGGATTCTGGCAGTAGGCATCCACCCGGTTCCAGTCGGTCGTGTCAATACCCTGCTTTTGCATCAACTTCAGCACCGTGGAGCGTTTCTGCCGCAGCTGCTCACGGTAGATTTCCCGCGCCTTGTAATTCTCATCCATACGCTGCATGTCCTCGCACATGGCATCGTACTCGTTATAGGTCATTTCCCGGAGCGATTCGGTGCGACCGCCGGTGTATTGGCTGACCAGCGAGGCTTTCAATTCGTCCTTATCCTCTGTAGGCAAACGGTTAAGGAGGGTATAAAAACGTGCATAATTCCTACTCATTCGAAGTCCTCCTCTTTAAATCCGTACTCGGTTATCAGTGCCGTATGCGATAAATCCGACAGGCGATCTGAGACTTCGCTGTAAATGAATGATTGGTCACAAGGTGAAAATGCCATTGCCCTTTCCACCGCGTCATTTACGATTGCTTCTATCACTTCATTCATGATCCGGTTATTTAGATTGTTCGACTTCTTTTATCGCCACCTTGCAACGGGTGACGTTCACGATTTTATTAGCCAGTTCCAGTTCCTCGACCTCGACAACTATCAGACCGGCGGTCTTGGCACGCCGTACCCGGATATCGCAGGGGTATTCGCCTTCGTTCCAGAACAGGATCACATGGGCGGCGTATTGCGGCTCCATGCCTAACTGGTAAATCTTTTTCTTATTCATGGCTCACCGCTTTTGTCCCATTGTCACTCCAATACTCCTCGGCCAGCCTCGGGTAGGCGACATATTCGCCGGTCTTACCGATAAACCGTCCCTTGCTGAAAGCCTTTCCTCCCTCGACCCATATTTTCAGCGTGGCATCATACATCACGCTTTCGGCCGCATCGCCTTTCGGGTTCTTGCCTTTGGCATGGCTGATGAAGATGAACAGCTTGCCGGGGAAGGCTTCTTTCAGCGCGATGTAGTCACGGTAACTCATGCGGGTGTACTGGAAGCTGTCAACCACCACGATGTTGTAACTCTTGTGGCGACGTAAGCGGGCTTTTAACGCTTCCATGTCCTCCTGTATGAATGCCAGCCGACGGCTTACTTCCGACATGCCGTGCATCTTCAGGTTGTTCTGTACCGTCAGGCACGCGCCCTCTTCCAGACTATTGTAAACTACCCGGTCATACTTGCAAAGCTCCTTGCAAAGTTGCATGACGAACGACGTCTTACCGTTACCGCTGTTTCCCCAGATAAACCACACGCCGACACGCTCCGGTGTTCCGAACGCCTCCTTCCATTTTCCCTCGAAGGGGAAAGTATTATATTTTTTGTCCAGTATATCCCGGACGCTCAATGCTCGTTTCATATCTTTTGAACGGTGTTTGAATGTTATTAAAACGCTGTTTTACTCACCCATCCGTTTGGCCCGATGGATTGCTTTCTTCACGCGGCGAAGGTCGAAATCGCACGGCTCGGCATCCCGGATCACCTCCTCGATCTTCTTCTTATCCTGTACTCCGTTGGCCACGCAGATGGAGTAAACATCGCCGGCAGTCGTTTCCTCCAGTTCGAAGTATTTACGCCCCATGCGGCTGAAAAACTCCTTATATCCGGGTTTCTGATGGCGCAAACCGAGGCTGATGCGCTTCTTGATGTAGTCGGTGGAAAGGAAAACGATTCCGCTTTTGTCCTCCAGCTTGTTGTACATGCTAATGAAGTAATGGAACACCGGCTCGGTCAGCTTGTCCGCCTCGTCGAAGATCAAAAGCGGCGCATCCATCTGTATCACGTCGTCCAGGATCAGGCCCCAGATTTCACGGATATTGTGCCCGTCCGTCTTGATCCCGACCTTTTGGGCGATCTCACGCACGAAATCGCCCTTCTTCATGTCCTCGGAGCAAAGGATATAGAAAACCTCCTTGTGCTCTTCCGTGTAAAGGCGTGCCGTCGTCGTCTTTCCGCATCCGGCCTCGCCGACCACCCACGTCACGTTACGCCAGCGCTGGGCATCATCCAGCGCATAACGGATTTCCTGATAGGCGGACGTCTCCACGATCTGCCAGCCGGTATCTTTCGACCGACAGCCTACCTGTGAGGCGATATTACGGAACATCTCGTCCGAGATATTCTCATACTTGCCGTTCATGATACTGCTGATCGTGCCGACACTGGTGTTCTTCAAGCTGCCCGCTGCCTTGTTCTGGCTCGGATATTTGGCGACGTATGTCCGGAGTGCCTCACGGATCACGTCCTTTTCTTTGGTACTTAGTTCGTTCATATCGTTTATATTTTATAGATTATAATTTCTTGCTTTACAGTTTGCCTGCCACCTTGCGCATGTCAACAACCTTATTCTCCTTCAGTTGATCCCAGGTAAGGAGGCTGGCTTTCTTAGTCGCACGACCGATACGATATTCTTCCGGATTCCGGCTATACTTCCCTGTACGGCGGTCGATTTCACGTTGCACCTCGGCGGTTACACCTTTCAGTTTCGGTGTACTCAGACCGTGCTGTTCCGGAGCTACATTGTAGGCATATTCTATTTCTTTGGCAATCACCTGACGGTCGATACGATCCTGAATGTTCGCTTCCTGTTCCCGACGTATAAAGGCGGCCTCGCCCTCCGTCTGGTCCTGCAAGGCACGATGGATGACCATATAAGGCTCGGCCACCCGTTCGAACCGCCGGCCACCGGCATTGTCCTCCCAATACAGGCGAATACCGCGAAGGTCGTTCGGATCATACTTGACATAGAACCGGCGATAGGTATTTTTCATGCGCCATTTATGATCGGGCACGCCGGGACGCTCGTACACCTCGTAAGGCAGTTTCTTGTCGCCGATGGTGATCTCTATGCCCGAATCAGTGAAGGTGGCAGGCTTTTTCGTCCATATCCAAAAGATATCCACCATGTCATAGACCGTCACCACGTCCGTCTCCTCGTTTACACTTTTTTCGTACATCTCAATGCGGGGAATCCCGGTCGCCGGATGTTTGGCCTCGTTCCAGGCCTTGCGTGCTTCAGCGTAGTGGGCTTTCAGTTCCTCCAAAGTGAAAAGTTTGTCCTTGTTCGCCTCGACAAACTCCAAATTCGGACGGCTGCTCCCCTTTTTGGCGGTAATGTTCATACCGGTAAACCGCCAGTCCTTATTCAATTCCTGTTGTTGGAAACGGTTAAAGATGCTCTCTATCGTCTTACTTTGCCCGCTATAGGGGGCTGTCGGGCGGTGCACATGGCAGATCAGATCAAAGAAACCCGGCTCTTTCTTTCCCTTTTCCTTCTCCAGCCGCTTATGTCCACCCTGGTTGTCGTGCACGATCTCGTAAGGCTTGTGCCCGCTAACCTGCACGGCCATGCGGTAGGCGTTATATTGCGCCTCGAAGTTCTCGTGATCACTGATGTAATAACCCAGTAGAACCTCGCTGTAGGCATCCACCACCTCGTACACCATCGTGGTGCGCATATCCCCGTTCTCGTCCTGATAATACAAGTTCAGTTTCGTACCGTCGCCATACCAAAGCGTGTCGCGGCGTGAAGGCAGTTCCGTACGGTGCTTGCGGCCGAAACGCTGGTGCGCCGACATCTCGCCATGTACGGCGTCCCACCAAAGCGGCTGTATCTCCGGGCGGTTAAACCACATCGTCAGGCTGCGTTTGCTCTTCAGTTCTTTCCAGCCCTTTTCCGGTGCCACCCGGTTGTATTCCTCGAATATCCGTGAGTCGGTATAAACCGGAATCCGGCTGCGTTTCAAAGCGATCAGGAAACGACCTGCCTCCTCGGTTATTTTCAACGTACTGGCGTTGCCTACCTTGCCGGAGATAAGGGAAGGGTATCCCTGTAATTTGTAACATCGGATTTTCCCCCTCAGTCGCGCAAGGTTTTCCGGCAGGGTATGACCATAGATTTCGCGCAAGTTCTCGCTGGTGGCGGCGACACATTCCCACAAAGTATTGAGGCTGTTGCCTAACATCTTCCGGTTGGTCGTCTTATCTTCCAAGTCACACACCAAGGTATTCAACACCGAAGCATTCAAAGTATATTCTGCTATCAGCTTTTTGCTAAGCCCTGTTTGAACACCGTTCATGTCGTATTTGAACGCCTCGTAAAACTCTCTTGCCTTTTCGTCTATTTTCACCCTGTTTCTCATACGTTGTAATTTTAATGCTTCTACCGGATCACCATATTTCGCTACGAAACGGACCTTGTATTTTTCAGGGAGCGAGGAATAGATAACCCTTGCGTAGGAGCCTTCGCCACCGCCACGTTTGGCGGTTCGG